GAACAAACTAATAATCAGAAAGGCGGTATATAATGAAAAATACAGAAGCTATCGTAAAGAAGATATACCCTATAGTTGAAGCACAGATTAAGAAGAATCTGTCTAATTATAAAAGATATCTTGGTAAGTTTATATCTGATAGATCTGAAGATTTATATGATATAGCACCATATAGAAGAATCTATTTTACTCCTAAAGATGAAGAGGAGTTATTCAATACATTAAAGATTGATAAGAAAGTTATCTCCAATTATATGGAAGAGACTTACTATGCTAAGATTGCATCATTCAATCCAGCTGCAGCTAAAGATGAATGTACTATAGTCTTACTATGTCTAGTTAGATATTTCTGGAAAGCTAGAGACTCTAAGATGTTAGATATGGCTATAGTTAATATGGCATTCTCTGGTAAGTTCTATCCATCTATTCATTATGGTTTCTTTAAGAAAGTTCAACCAGTTGAATATAAATGGGTAATGGATTATGTAGTCAATAATATGCTTACAGGTAAGTTTGATCTTAAATCTAAAGGTAATGTAATCAATGCAGTTAAGTCTATCTCTAATACTTGGTTAGATACTTATACTGATAGATTTAAAGACTTTGAAGATGATGATTGTGTATATCTAATCCAACAACTTCATGGTCGTATCAAATCCTTTATGAAGAATATAGCTAGTCTATATTATGAAGCATATGAAAACAAGTCCCAATATATTACTTACGCATCTGATGATTATTCCGATACAGGATATCGTCTTGCAGATACAGATAACTTAATGGCAGAACGTATTGTAGATAAAGCAGTAAATCAAATTACAACTCTATCTGTAAACTATAAATTCTGTAAGATGTCTGCAGATGCTTTAGTTAAGACTGATGAGATTAAAGATATCATTGAGTATATAGTGAAGAATGATACTAAACAAAACTCAGAGATTAGAGAGTTTGTTAGTCTTATAGTTTACACATACTTTGCTCAGTCTAGAAATAAAGATGTACGTACAGCTGAGTTTATTAAGTTCTCTATTCAACCTAAACCAAATACTAAAGATCCTAATATGCTACGTATTAAGGATATCACAGAGAAGTGGTTGATGGAATCATCTAAACGATACGTTCATAGACGTAATCGATTAGCTACTAAGAATAGTTACCATAGATCAGTATTAATGTATTTCACATTATTGATTCATTACAGTGCATTATAAAATAACCCCCCTTAGGATCTTTGTTATCCTAAGGGGATTTGATTATATATTATAAACGTGATAGATGTATTATATTATTTAAGCCGCATGGCAAGAAAGGAATCTATCATGGAAACAAATCAAATGCAACTTACTGAAGTGGTGTATAATTTAGTAAATCTAACTCCGCATCCAATTACACTACTTGATCAACACGATCAACCATTGTTTACTGTAGAATCTAGTGGAGTTGCACGAGTATCATCTCAGACAACAACTTTAGGGATGTATGCGATTAACGGAGTTGAAGTTCCCCATACACATACAGTATACGGTCAAATTGAAGGTCTACCAGATACAGCGCCTGGTGTTATTTATATTGTATCCGGTATGATCGTATCTGCCTTGGCAGCGCAAGGTATTCGTCGTGATGACGTAGTAGTACCTGGATTGCAAGTCCGTGACGATCAAGGTCGAGTAATCGGCTGTCGTTCATTGGATAACTAGTTGATAGCCCTCTACGGAGGGCTTCCTTTTTAGGAGGTATAAAATGCATATAAGATTGCGACGGATAGTCGACACTATAACAGTCGATAACTTTAAAGAAAAATCTGAGGAAATAATAAATTTCCTCAGTATGCCATATGATCATATAGGTGGCATATATGAATTTATAGAAGAGACCGGCTATATAATAAGAAGTAAAAGATACAAATACTCAGACGAAAAATTACGAGAGTCTTTCAAATGGACGATAGAATCTAGCTTAGAACAGCTAGAAAAATATGGTCCAATGAAACGTTTTAAAGTGGTAAAGTAAAATTTGCCACTTTTATTTTTTATAAGAGGTATAAAAATGGAAGTATTTAAATATTGGGACCAAGTTGGTACAATGGGTCAGATAGAAACTTATGTGGAGCATCATGATAATAATAACTGGAACTGCGAACCAGTTAAGTTAGATGCAGATGCATTCTATCTTGTTGGCTATATTGATGGGCAGGAGAGTATATTCAGTCAATATCTTTCCGATGAGTATACTAAGAAAGAAGTTAATGACACATTAAATGAAGTATTCTCTACTAGAAATAGGAAGGACATAGTTGTTGTTTATATCAACAGTCAAGATCCTAAATTTGGTAGAGCGATACAGATGATGGTTAATAGACTTCACTTAGAAGGGTATGAACAGGTTTATCTTAATTTTATAGTAAGAGAACCATGGTTCTGGGAGACAGTGGAGGCTTTATAGCCTCCATTATTTTTTTGTAAATTTTAGCCATCTTGAACAATTCATTAAATCAAAGGAGGCTAACATGACTAAACAACGCAAACAAGCCGAAGAGCTTATATATAAAGTAATGGATGCTTTAGATCCATCTAAGAGTATGTCTAAATATTATGCTGCTCTATTTAAAGACATGAATGATAAACAGTTCTTAGACTATGTGTCTAAGAAATACCCATATAGATTCCAAACACGTATCTTTAAGATTGAACCAACTTTCGTAGAAATTGAAAAGGCTGCTAATATCCTTGGAGTTCCTTTAATGGAAAAGGTAGCTACACCGGACTTATATGTAAATGAAAATGGTGAACCAGTATGGACTAAAGAAGCATTGGTAGTATATCTTCATTTGAAGAAGATGAAACAGTTCTTAACTAAGAAGAACTCCATCTCTACTAATATTGCTTCTCGTGATAATAAGACTGGTCGTCTTGTAGGTCATGATAAGAATGGTGCTACATCTGACCGTGAAATGGAATCACTTGTAGTGTCTGGTATGGATAATACATTAAAAGAATTCTCTCGTGCACGTGCTGACTCAGTAGAAGCTAAACAAGCTATGTATAATACTATCTCTACTCTTGGTACAGTATCTTTAGAAGATATTCCTGAAGATAAGACTGATGCTTTAT